AGCGGGTCAAGGTGAAAGTGTAGATTGCCGTCAGCCTGATGGCCGAAGTACTCTGACCAGTCAGCCGCATAGCTAATCTTCACTTGCGGACCAAGAATTGTTCGCACATCGGTAGCAAGCTCCCGCAACGCATGCACGGCCGGGAAAACGTCGGCTGCCCCGCGGATCTGGGTCAAGGACCGCATTTCAGAACCTATACAGAACGCATCCACCCCGCCGGCCGCTGCGCAAAGCTTGGCATAGTGCAGGATGAATCTGCGGTATCCCCAATCTCCAGCCGGTCCCGAATAGAAGATTGCCGTGCCGTTTGCCGTGAAATGCGTTGGCTGCGCCTCACCAAAGAATGCCGTGACTTCGGCCGTCGCCAAGGCGGTTCGGTCGGGTGAACCTTCCCGTCCCGGCGATAAAGTCAAGGTGATCCGGCCGCGCCACGGCAGCTTTGGTTGTGACGCAGCGCCGGTCCAAGGATCGACAAGACCGTTCCCGCCCAACTGATCCATCAGGATGAACGGATAGAACACGACCTCTTTCCCCGCCGCCTTGATCGCGTGGATTGCCTCGACAACCGAGGCGTCGGCCGGCGTTCCGCCGTAAACGGACACACCGTCAGTTTCCGGCACAACCTGTGCAGCAGATCGCGAAAGGCCGCCTGCGCGCCATGGCATTCCAACCCCGTCACGAACGGTCTGCTCTACCTTCGGACGAACCGTACAGCTTGAACAACGCAAGTCGTTTCCGAACCACGACACCACGATCGAGACAGATCCGACCGATGGAAGCTCTTCGCCAAGGTGCTGCAGACTCGTCGCAAAGTCCGTAAACCCCGATGGTGAATGGACATTTGCTGTCCGATTGCGCCCGAGCGCTTCGGCATAATGTACCGGGGTTGTCGCAAGGCCATACTCTCCCGTCCCGGGGACCAAAGCGACACCACGGATGGCACCGCCCAAGGTCATGGCGGCATCAACCGCCTGCCCCTGCGCTTGACGAACCACCTCGAAGTTAAACTGCGGCACGCGGTTGCCGTAAGGCGCAAGCTCCAGATCCTCGATCACCACGTAGGCCAACCCGCGATATGCCGGCGCCTTGCCGGACCCTTCGACTGCTTCGATCTTCGGATCCGGCACCTGTGTCTCGCTGCCAGTGTAGGTGCGCAGATTGAGGTCACGAGGCGAGATTTCGTTGCCATCGGCCCAGATCCGCCCGACGCGCAGGATTTCACCCTCGCAGAGCGCAATTGCCAGACTGACCGAATAGCTATAGTCACTGACTTTCGGCCTTGGTGCGCCCTTGCCTGAACGACGCTGAGTTGCGGTTTCGCTGAACTCGGTTGCCCAGATCACCTGCCCGGCCAGACGCATCCGCCCCCAAAGTTGGCCGATAGGTGCCCCCTCACCCGCACCCGTTAGCCGCAGGCGGTCAAGCCTGCCGATGTCGACGGGGTCCGAGCCCGCGCCAAGCAAGCGCTGGTCGATAGCTCGGCCCAGGGTCGCACCGATGGCGCGGCCGATCACGGCACCGGACAAGCCCAGCACAGCACCGCCGAACCCGCCGCCGATTGCGGCACCCGCCGCCGAAAGAAGAAGTGTCGCCATTCATCTGGCTCCTTCAGGAAATGCAAAACGCACCGCGATCCGGCGCTGCCAGGGCAGCGACAACGGGCTCTCGATTACGCCGTGATGGGTGTAGGAATGCACGAACCGCGGGCAAGCCCCGGTTTCGGTCTGGATACCCACATGTTTAGCGATACTGCCCGCTCGCATCCGGAACACAAGCACGTCGCCCGGGACGGCATCGGCCAGCATCTTGGGCACCAGCCAGCGTTCTGCCGCCTCGGTTAGCGCCTCTCGGCGCGCAGGTTCAGCCCAGTCCTCGGTATAGAAAGGTACCTTTTCCGGCTCAAACCCCAGCACAGCCCGCCAGACCCCGCGCAGAAGGCCTAGGCAATCGGCCCCCGCCCCCTTGACAGAAGCCTGATGCAGGTAGGGCGTCCCGATCCAGCAGCGAGCCTCGGTCACAATGCGATTTCTTGAGGTCATCCGCCAAACACGGGAAGCCGTGCCCCCCCGGTGCTAGGGCGGTCAGAGACCGGATAAGACGCAAGCCAATCTTCGCCAGGTATATGCGGGAACCCCCGGAAGTTCAGGAAGTTGGCAAACTTTGTCCGGCAGGTCACCGCAGTCTTGCCACAACCGGCAATGATGCGAAGACTATCACCGACCTGCGCGTCAATGCCCAGCGATTGCCACAGCTCGATCCGCCGTCGGTCGCCCTCAGTCCGGTCGTTCTTGACCACGCCCACCAGACCCGCCGCAGGGCCGGAATGAATTTCAAAACGGCCATGTTCGAACCATCTTTCATCAAACCCGGCAAAGGACGCAAAGCTGAAGATCCGGCTGTCCTCGACTAGGTCAACCACCGTCTCCACTGTATATTCGGGCGTCATCGTGTCAAACCGGCAGCGGGAATCGCCCAGCACGGCTGAGCATCCGGGTTGATAGGCAAAGCCTTGCGGCCGATTAAGGGCCTCGCTCAATCCGCGCAGCTCGGCGCGAAAGGCCCCTCCGGATCGCACTATCTCGCCGAAAGAACCGAAGAACTGTTCGATCCAATCCCCCGGGATCGCCCAATTCACTAGAAAGGACCGCACCTGCGCGCCATCGAACCGGCCGGCCAGCAAGTCGGCCTCAGTTATGGCCGCGTCACTCAGCGCCCCCACCGCTTCCGAATTGTCGACCGACAGGCCCGTGGTCTGTTGCAGGGCCCGCGCGGTCATGCCCGTGTCGGCGCGGCACCGAACTCCGGCCACTACCAGGTCCTGATCATGGTCGGTGAAGCCCATTACAGTCCCATCGCGTCGGGTGACCGTCCAGGCCCGGCAAACGGTCGTCGCCCCTGATTGAAGGTGCGCATGAAGCGCCTCGCCGCTCATAGCCGGATCTCCAGGATCGGCACGCTCGGCACGTCGCCCGCCTGAAAAGACGCGACCGATGTCTGGATACCATCAGTGTCAAACCGAACCGGCACATCGAACTCGAACCCAGCGGTAATGCGGGTGCCTAGAACTGGCGGAAGCACGAAGGTCAATTGCCCCGTCGCCAGATTCACGCTGAACTCCAATGACTCGACCTTGGGATCCCCCGCAACTGCCACGGTCACGGTCCCCGCCACGGGCTTGCAGATCGGCCGTACATAGGTCTGCAGGCCCGAAACATAGGTCTTTTGCAATTGGAATACCTTAGTTACCCCGTCGGCCGTGCCGATCAATTGGTCCTCTGGCCCGGTTGGCTGCGAGGGCACGCCGGACTTGTAGTCCGACCAGTCCTTCCAACGAAATCCGTGCAACTGCCCGGACCTCGCCTCGAAGAACGCGATCAGCGTCTCCACATCGTCCAGCGACCGCAAGCCCACACCCGCGTCGTATCGCCGGCGCGAATGCGCCCAGGGGGTGTTTCTCTCTTCGAAACCGTTCGTCAGTGTGACGATCTCGGTTCGCCGTTCGGGACCTCCGACCGACCCAAAGCTCAGGTTTGCTGGAAAGCGTATCTCGTGAAAGGCCATGATCTTTTCCTCAGCGGTTGCGCTGGCCGCGCGACAGTGCGCGGCTTACCTGGGCGGCAACCTGGGACTGGCTGCGCTGAAAGCCCTGAACGTCCGGCGTCGTGATGTTCATCACGACGTTCACCACCCTGCCACCGGCCGACTTTACCCCCAGCCGACCGTCCGGCCCTCGCGCCAACGGCATGATCGCCTCGGGGCCAGCCTCGCCCATAAGCCCGCGGCCGCCACGCATCGGGAAGGTCGTTGGCGCCGATACAACGCCACCGCGGGCAAAGGGCATTACCCGCCCCTGGCTGAACGCCCCACCTGCCGCAAAAGGCATACCGCCCCCCATCACTGACGAAAGCCCCTGTGCAAGAAACCCTCCAAGCGCCCCAGTGATCGGCTTCATCGCGATGGCATAGATGCTGTCGACAATTGTAGTAGCTACCGTTTTCAGGGCGTCGTTCAGCTTCATCCCGTCGAAGCTCAGACCGTCAAAAGCTTTTCGAAGTCCGCCGCTGATCCCGTTGGACAAGGTGTTCACCTCGCGCCCGGTAAAGACCATCGTCTCGCGCATCCGGGCCAGCTCGCCATCGAACGCCGCTACCATCGACACGGAGGACCCCAGCTGCGCCTCAAGCGCCTGAAGCTGCTCCTGCATCGTTCCGATATCCGCCATCGCCCTGATCCTTCCTCACATCGGGAAACGCGGCGGCCAGTTCCCCCAGCCGCGCGCGCGTCAGGGGCGGGACCATGTGTTCCCGCCCCAGCATCATCCGCAATTCGACCGGCGTCAGACGCCAGAAGACCGCGGGCTCCAGCCCGAGCTCACGCAGGCCCCCATGCATCAGCCCTCGCCAGTCGATGCCGCTCATGTCTCGCCCGGCAACGAGAACGCCCGCGCCAGCAGTTCCGCCGCAGCCCGCGCCGCCTCGACCGGTCCGCCGCCAATCTCGACCGTCCGCAGATCGGCGGACGTTCCTTGCCAGCCGCCGCCCCGCAAGCCCGCGATGATAAGCGCCAGCACATCCCGCGTGGTGAAGCGCCGGTTCTCGAACCGCTCCACCATCTCGACCAGCGATCCCGTATCCAGGGTCTCTTCCAGCTCTGCCAGCGCACCCAGCGTCAGCTTCGCCACATGGCGCTGGCCATCCAGCCAGATCGCCACTTCGCCCGTCCAGGGATTGGCCATCACAGAGCCGTAAAGGTCAGTGCCCCGGCCGAGGCCATCGACATCTCATAGGTTGCTTCGTCATTGTGGCTGCCTGAATACTCGATGGAGGTGATCTGGAACGGTCCTTCAATCAACCCGAAGCTGGGGATCACCACCTGAAAATCCGGGATTTGCCCATCAAAGAATATCTGGCGCGCTCGCTCGTCGGTGTTCTCGTCCCGGAACACGCCCGAGCCCGAGATCGAGGCCGACTTCACCCCCGCCCCTGCCAGCAATTCCCGCCAACCGCCCTGGCTTTCCAGGCTGGTGACATCGACTGACTCCGTGTTGAAGCTGATCCGCGTCGCGCGCAGTCCGGCAACGGTCACGAACTGACCGTCCCCCGTCTGGTCGATCTTGATCAGCAGATCCTTGCCGCTTTGCACAGCCATGTTCGTACTCCGTCCTCAGATGATTTCAAAAGCGCTACAGTTGAACCCGCGCCCGGAAGGTCAGGTCGATCCGGCGGATCTCTCCCTCTTCGATCCTGCGGGCCGAGGCGCGGAGGAACATGAGGTTCACCAGTGTCCCCCGCGCCAGCATCAACGGCGCATCTATCAACGCGTCCGAGATATCCGAGGCGATGGTCTTGATGCTCAGAAAACCGGTCGCATCGGTGATCACGCTGATCACCAGCTGATGCTCGGCCCCCGCGCCCGACTTGTCAGACTGATCCCGGGCCTCTTCCGGCCCGATAAGGACAAAAGTCCCCGTCGCACTCGGTGGCACCGCGTCATAGATCGCGACCGCCGCCAAGGCCGGAAAACCGGTCAGCCGTTGAAAGACCGCCTGCTGCAAGGCTGGCGCTGCACCATAGCTCATTTTGGCACCTCCTCGCGGGCAAAGCAGGTCAGATAGCGGCCGAACTGGTCACGTTCGGTAACCGCCTGGATCAGGAACAGCCGCACCCCCTCGCGGAAACGCTGTCCTGCCTTCGGGCGTGAGGCGGCCCCCAAGGGCGCACCCCGCACTGTCACCCGGTACGGCACCGCAGACAGCATCCGCTCTTCGCCCAGAACGTCGCTGCCAGACCCAGGCAGAACCTCGGCCCAAAGCGTGCCCAGCGCCGCCCAAGCCTCTGTGAAGCCGCCCGCCCCGTCAGCCGTGCGCACCGCTCCCTCCAGCTTCAGAGCCCGGTTCAGATGTGGGGCGTTCATGTCCGCCCCCCGCCCAGGATGCGCACCGTCCGCCAGCGCTCGATAAGTGTCACCACGCCGAAGGGAAGACCCGCCGACTGCGCGCCATCATCATGGCGATGCTCGTGGTACTCGCTGGTCAAAAGCAGCACCGCCTGTCGCAGGTCCACCGGGATATCGGTCCAGTCCGGCCCGAAGCCTGCTTCGAACACAACCTTCACCAATCCGTTTCCTGGCACGGTCGGCAAGCTCCCCCCGGTTCCGGCAATCCGCGGCCGGTGCAAGTCAGGGATCAGCCGATAGGCCCCCACCGGCACCACCACCTCACTCCCAACTGCATCTACCAGCGTCACGCTGGCAATCGCCGCCACCGGAGCCACCGGCAAAGCCTGCTCATCATCACCACGCCAGCAATCCAGCACCCACAGAAAACTCCGGCGATACAGCATCTTGCCGATCCGCCCCTCGATCGCGGCCATCGCGGCCCGCAGATAACTTTCGATCAGCCCATCCTGCAGTGCGTCGTCGGTAAACCCGCTGCCCAGCCGCAGGTGATCCTTCAGTTCCGCCAGCGGCAGCGCGGCCGATAGCACCGGGCTTTGTTCAGTCAAC